ATTTTGCTTTGATTGAAATATAAACTTTACCATAGTCAGGTGTTTCAGCATCTTCACCACCATAAACTTGAACTGCCTGAGCATTTGCATATAAACTTTTAACTAAAACTTTATAATCATCAGCCGTAACTGCTCTATCCTGTGATGTGTAATCTCTTGGTGCATTATATTTAATAGATGTGATTGATTCTGGATCTGCCCCACCACTTGCATTACTTACAGTTGTTACAGTTGCAGTAGAAAATCCGCCAATTGATCCATTCAATGTAAATGTTGTAGCACCGTTTGCTTCTGTTCTATTTGTATTAATATAATCCATGATAATAATATTACCATCAGCAACAGCTTTTCCTAAAACGCCATCACCAAAATAAACTTCATATCTTCCATTTTCTACTTCTTGTAAAAAATAAACTTTAGATGTAGAATCTAATCCTGTAATACCAGTTGCAAGTGTATATGTATTTGTTGTAGAGTCGGAAGATGATTCTTGAACTTTAATAGTTAATGTAGTTGTATCAACATTATCATTTGGTATAATAAATCTTTGATCCGTGTCGGATGTGTTAACCGTATATTTAAAATTTAAATATGTTCCTTCATATATTTTTACATTACTAAATTTATAAACATTATCAACAGGCGTAATACTTAAATCAGCATTGTTTACAAAATTATAAGAAGTACCATCTACTGTTGTTGAAAATTTTGTTCCTCGTGCCATAGTGAGTGTAGCACCAGAGGCATTTGTAACTGTTACATCAACAGTTGCTTCTGAAGCAGTAGCACTTGTTGGAGTGTAACCAACTTGTTTTGCTTTTGATACAACACTTGCTCTTAAATCAGCACTATCTAAAAACATTTCGTTTGCTAACATATTAGCATTGAAACCAAGATAGTGTGTATTATAAGCAAGCATATCTAAAAGAACTGCCATACCAGAACCTTCAAAGTCGTAATCTCTAAACTCGTCTTGTTGTGATAAAAAGTTTTTTAGGTTTGCTTTAATACCATCAAAATCTAATTCTGATATTTCTAATTTAGTTGCCATATTCTTATCTTAATCTTTCTAAAAAAGTTTCTACTTCAACTCTTTCTGGAGTGTTTACTACAAAGAAAGATATTGAAGCTCTATATCCATTTCTTTCAATAAAAGGTTGAACATTTACTTGAACCAATCTACATCTTGGCTCAAAATTCTTTATCAATAAATCAATTTGTTTAGAAAGAGCATGAGTCATTTGTGGAGTGATATTTTCAAATAACATCGCTCTCAAATTAGAACCTATTTCAGGATGAAAAGGTCTCTCATAATGATTTGTGTTAATTAAATTTCTAACACTTCTCTTTACTGACTCAACATCTGAAAGTTTTTGAATATCTTTTGTAGCACTATTAATCTGAAAATCTAAATCTAAATCACGATAGATTTTAGCGCTTCTTTTACTTTCGTTACTTTGTGTTGCGTCATATCTTGACATTTAACAATCTCTCCTTGCTATATTTATACTGTTATCCAGCAAATACATTACCTGATCCTGCAGCTACAGAGGTGCAGGCAGATATACTATCACCAACACGACCACAACCTTTTCCATTTACAAAAACTGTACTAGAGCCTGAAGCGATAGGGGCAGCGTGTGCTGGACAAGGAGCGCCAGGTAATAAATGTGTAGTATTATTATCACCTTGTCTTGATACACCTATACTATTACAAAATACATTTGAAGAACCTACAGCCCTTGTCATGCCACTACAATGTGTTACATCAGCGTCACCAATTCTTGTTACAGCAGGCATTAGTTTCTTTCCCTTTTCATTAACTCTTTTAATTTGTCATTGTAAGTAGCCATTTCCTCATGTTCATCCTCTGTATGAGGAGGTTCAGGAGGAATTGGCTCGAATCTTATGACATTATCAAAACTTTGAGGTATATCCTCATAGTTATTAAATTCTAAAATTTTGTCTTTGTCTCGTATTACAAAAACACCTTGCATTATTTTTTCTTAGCTTTTTTCTTTTTCTTTTTAGCTAACTTTTTAACAACAGGTGCCTTTTTTTCTTTTGATGGTAATATGCTTTTGCTTTTACCCCAATTAGACCATAAACTTGTAAAAAATCCCATGATATTCTCCTATTTCTTTTTAGTAGTTTTCTTCTTCTTCTTAACTGGTTTTGAAACCTCTTCAACAACCGGTTCTTCTTCAACGATAGGTTTTTGTACTAATGCTGATTTTGTTATTGCTAAACCTTGCATATCAACTTTACCTTCGCTAACTAATCTTTCTCTGTTCTCTAAATGTTTAGGTTGAATTGCTTCTTTGTTGCCACCATTGTATGCAACAGCATGACCTTCAGACATCAATTCTTTAGTTAGTATTTTACCTTGTGGTGTTCTGAAATCACCTAAAATACGACCAAACTTACCTCTCATTTCTTCGTTACCATCACCCTTAACTTTAGATAATAAAGTTGGGTTTTCACCAAGTAGGTGTTTTACTCTTTCTTTTGCAGCTAGACCAAAAATCTTCTCTACTGGATCGCTGGTTCTCGATTCAGGAGTATCAATGCCCATAATTCTTACTCTTTCATCATTGAGCCAGATACCAAAACCTAAATCTATGTCGATATCAACGGTATCACCGTCAACAACTTTTCTAATTTTGCATTTATACTCGTACATTTTGATTTTCCTTTACTTTTTATATAAACTATTTATAATAGCTTTACAAAACCCTGGAAATATTGTATAATAGAAGAAAAACATATGATAAAAAAGAAAAAGAACAAAAAGAGAACAAAATCCCTCAAACAAATCTTGGGATTAAAAATTATTCCGATAAAAAAGACAAAAATACCGAAAAAATAGGGTTTTTTTCCATTTTTTTCTTGACAAGGGGTTATTTTTAGTGTAGCTTATACTCATAAATGCAAAAAATCGCAGAAAATAAGGGTTTTTCCAGTTTTTTTAACAAAACCTCTAAATCATTGAAAAATAAGGGTTTTAATTGGTGGAATAATCCATTTTTTTCTTGCAATCTATTTAAAAATAGTGTATATTATAAGAATAATAACAAAAGAAAGATTATATTATGAAAAACAAAACTACCTTTAACGACTTATCTATTGTTTTAGATTGGGTTAAAAATCATGGTACAAATGATACTATGAATATGTTGATGTATGCCATCAAAGATAGAAGAACTGCTCTTGCAAAAGAAGCAAAAGCTTCTATTTCAGTAGGTTCTACTGTCGGTGTTAATGCCAGAACAGAATACTGGTTAGGTACTGTAACCAAAGTTATGAAAACTCGTTGTGCAGTTAAAAATCAAAACAACGGTTTGAACTATGCCGTTCCTATGTCATTGATTGATGTTAAGGAGGTTGCTTAATGTTTAAATTAACTGTATTAATACTTTTAAGTTTAATTTTATTAAACCAATGTGTAGGGAGTATATTATAATGATGACAACTCTATTATCAATAATCGGTATCATGTGTATGATATTCGCTGTAGGGGCGATTGACGGCCCTACTCTAGAAACATCAGGCGATAATTTCGTTTTATGTTTCGTACTTGCAACCGTAGGAATCATGTCAATGTTTCTTGCAATTAAATATAATGAAAAGGAGGACAAATAATGTCTAAAGTGAAACAATGGGCTTGGGATTCTGCCGAAAAAGAATCAGACGAAATCATACTTGATTTTTGTCAAGGTAATATTTCTTTTGATGTTGCAAAAGAAAAGTTATCAAATGTTGCTAATATCGACCTTTGCGGTATTGATGAATACAATGTAGATGAGGTTCTAGATACTGAACTTGAAATCTACAAGAAAAAACAGGCCGCGGTATGACAGATACAAACCAAATTATGAATCAGGTCATGGCTGACAATGTTGTAGAAAATATTGCTCAGATGAACCAAGAACAAAGAGATTTATTTGTAAACACTTTTGTTAAAAAGTGGCCTATACTTGCAAGTCAAGTCTCTTTAAACATAGAGGCAACATTACAAGATTCATTGTTGAGCCATCAAGACATAAGAGAGGTAGAATTATGATAATTAAAATAGGTGATAATGTATCTGTTGCAAGAGATAGGTCTATGTGGCCAAGAGAAGGTACAATAACTGACATATCTATTGCCACAACTAAAGATGATCCTGCAGGTGAAAATGGTATACAAGTACAAGAATATGATACTGAAATGAACTATACAGGTTCAATAGGATATGTAACCGAGAACAATGACCATTATTGGGCATACTTC